ATCGTTATGAAGCGTTAAGCGGAGAAATCATGCAAGCGTATCAAGACGGACGGGTTAGATAATTTAACTTATCGTTTTTTGGAGATTTAACATGGCAACCTCATTTTCCCCCAGTAACTCAGTTACCGTTACCACGGCAGAAAAGTTCATCCCTGAAATTTGGAGTGATGAAATCATAGCCGCCTACAAGAAAAACCTCGTTTTAGCTAACTTGGTTATGAAGATGAACTTTAAGGGCAAGAAGGGTGATGTAATTCACATTCCCGCACCTACCCGTGGTTCTGCTTCTGCTAAAGCCGCTGAAACAGCAGTCACCTTGATTGCCGCTACAGAGTCTGAAGTTCAAGTGTCTATTAACAAGCATTACGAATACAGCCGTTTGATTGAAGATATTGTCGAAGCCCAAGCCTTGAACAGCTTGCGTAACTTCTATACCTCTGACGCTGGTTATGCCTTGGCTAAACAAGTCGATACAGACTTGGTTCAGTTGGGTCGTTCAACAAATGGCGGTGCTGGTACAAACGCATATGCGACTGGTGCTTTTATTGGTGGTGATGGTACATCTGCTTATGTTGCCGCAAGCAACAATGAGTCAGCATTGACCGATGCCGCTATTCGCCGCACCATTCAGCGTCTTGATGACACTGATACCCCAATGGATCAGCGTTTCTTCTTGATTCCTCCATCAAGCCGCAACACATTGATGGGTTTGGCTCGTTACACTGAACAAGCCTTTGTTGGTGGTACAAACAGTACCATTCGCACAGGTGAAATCGGTAACTTGTACGGTATCCCTGTGTTTGTCTCAAGCAATTGCGACACAGCATCAGGCTCTAACGCTGCACGAGTTTGCTTGATGGGTCATAAAGACTCACTGGTTTTGGTTGAACAAGTGGCTATTCGCTCACAAGTTCAGTACCAACAGCCCTACCTTGCAACTTTGTATACAGCGGATACGTTGTATGGAGTGCAGATTCTGCGTTCAGCGGCAAGCACTGGTGCGGCTAAGTCTGCATCTATGTTCGCTTTGTTGGTTCCTGCCTAATTGCAGTTGCGCCCCCTGCCCTAGTGGTGGGGGGACTTTTTTAACTTAATTAGGAGAAATCAAAATGGCAACAGCAAGTGCAGTTGTAACACGCAGAGGTAATGACAGTTTTCGGGGTTTGTTCTCTGATACTTGGTCAGTAGTTTGTACCTTAAATGCTGGCTCATTAGTCGATGGTGCTGGTGAAACAGATGATGTAACAGTAGCTGGTGTCGCCTTGGGTGACATGGTTCTTTGTGCATCTTTGGCTGTAGATTTGGTTGGTTTAACAGTTACTGGCTATGTCAGTGCCGCAAACACAGTCAAATTCCGCATCCAAAACGAGTCAGGTTCTACAGCAGACTTGGCATCAGCCACTATGGATATTGTTATTGTCCGTATGGTGTAAGGATAGGGGGGGGCTAGTCCCCCCTTTCTCATTTAAGGATTTTATGGCTACTTTTCGTTGTCTTCAGTCAGGTAATACTGTAACTTTTACATATCAACATGACATTGACTCTATGAGGGGTCATCAAGGGTATGTGAGAGTAGACGAACCAGAAGTAACCATAGAATCAGAAGTTAGAACAGATACCGCATTTCGTGCGCCTGTCATTCCAACAATCAAGCGTATGGGAAGACCCCGAAAGGTTGCAAATGGCTGAGATTGACGCAAGAGATTTTGGTAGGTTAGAGGCTCAAGTAGAGTCTCTACATGGTCAAGTTTCACAACTTAGTGTAGATGTTAAGTCATTGCTTGAACTTGCCAACAAAGGCAAAGGTGGTTTTTGGATGGGTATGACAATCGCTTCATTTATGGGCGGTGTGATTACCTTTGTTGCTGACAGACTCTGGAAATAAGGGGAACACTATGTACGGAAAAACTATGGGTGGTAAGGCTAAAGAGACTACAAGCAAAGGCAAGAAAAAGGCTGTGCCTGTAACTGTGATGATTGCAGTTGGTAAGCCAAAGATGCCTATGCCTATGCGTGGTGGTCGGACTGCTACAAACATGATGAAGAAATCTTCAAGAGGTAAATAATGTCATCCTTAACTACTCCTGTTACTCTATTGAGTGCTGTTGTCGCAACAGGTGCATCTCGATCTGTTCAAGCAGATGCTGGTCAACCCGCATTCTTGCAAGTTAGTGGTATTACTACTGCAACTGTTGCATTCCAAGGTAGCTTGGATGGAACAACCTTTGCCACAATTGGTACTGCTTTGACTGCTGATGGCATTGTCACCATAGCCAATGCTCCCAAGTATTTGCGAGCAAACTGCACTGCTTACACCTCTGGAACTATCACGGCAAAAGTGTTGTATTGACATGAAAAAGACTAAAGCACAAGCCAAGATCAGCAAGGTCATGAAAGAGTTTGGGGCGGGTAAATTGACTTCCAATAAAAAGGTTGTCAAAGACCCAAAGCAAGCAATGGCTATTGCCTTATCCGAAGCTGGTAAGGCTAAGAAGAAATGAAAACCAAATCTAAGGTCAATCAAGCAGGGGTTTACACCAAGCCCACCATGCGAAAAGCCTTGTTTGAGAAGATTAAAGCAGGGACATCAGGGGGCGACCCGGGCGAGTGGTCAGCAAGAAAAGCACAATTGCTTGCTAAAGAGTACAAAGCTAAAGGCGGGGGTTACAAGACATGAGCAAATCAGCAACGCACTATTTGCCTGATGGCAAGGTTTACAAGGGTAAATTGCACAAAGCTGGAGGTGTATTGATGACAGGTGCAAAACATACTCCTGAGAGCAAGGTTTTGACGCACACACCACCACCCAAGCCAAAGGCTAAGAAGTGAAAGACCCGCAGCAATCTCTCAAAGATTGGGGTAAGCAGAAGTGGCGTACCAAGAGTGGTAAACCATCGTCTGAGACAGGTGAGAGGTATTTACCAGAGGCTGCAATCAAGTCTTTGAGTGCTGCTGAGTATGCGGCAACCACTAAAGCCAAGCGCAAGGGTACTGCGGCTGGTAAACAGTTTGTAAAGCAACCTAAAAAGATTGCAAAGAAAACGGCTAGTTACAGATGAGGTAAAAGATGAAATCACCTACTTGGCAAACAAAAGCTGGTCAAAATCCCAAAGGGGGGTTGAATGCCAAGGGCAGAGCATCTTATAATGCGGAAACTGGTGGCAACTTAAAAGCACCAGTAAAGTCGGGGGATAACCCTCGCAGGGCAAGTTTCTTGGCTCGTATGGCTGGTAACAGCGGTGCAGAGTACAAGAATGGTGAACCAACAAGACTGCTTCTTTCGCTTAAGGCATGGGGTGCAACCTCAAAGGCTGACGCAAAGGCAAAAGCTAAAGCTATCTCCGCAAGGAACAAGGCAAAAGCGAAATGAGAGCATTATCAGTTGGAGTTAGTCCCACAGCGGCAGTAGACACAACAGTCTATACCTGTCCTACTGGCTATTACTCTAAATTTACTGTAATGTATATCCACAATACAGGCGGTTCTACCAAACACATTACTGTTCAATGGTTTGATGCAAGTGCCAACTCTACCCTTGATATATTGACTCAATACGATTTCACATCAAAAAACTACTTGCAGTTTGATGGCAATGCCTACATTGTTTTTGAAGAAGGCGATAAGTTAAAAATAACTACTCAATCTGCAAGCACATTTAGTTTTATAGCCACATTTGAAGAAGAAGGGTTGACAAGAACATGACCTACCTTGAATTAATTAATGATGTACTCGTAAGGTTGCGTGAGACAACTGTCTCTACAACAACTGAAACATCTTATTCAACCCTGATTGGCAAGTTTGTCAATGATGCAAAGCGTCAGATTGAAGATGCCTTTTCGTGGAACGCATTGGGTCAAACCATCACAGTCACTACTGCGGCATCTACACCAGCTTATTCTTTGACGGGTGCTGGTCAGAAGTTTCAAGTAATGGATGTAATCAACACCACCAGTAATGTTGGCTTGATTAACATCAGCTTTGTGGACATGAACCGCAAACTGAACTTTACGCCATTGGTCAACTCAATCCCTACTGAATTTGCTTTTGATGGGGTTGATGCCTCATACGACACCAAGGTAAATCTTTATCCAATCCCTGATGGCGCATACACAATCAAGTTTGCTTTGACAGTTCCGCAAGCAACACTGACATCTGGTTCAACAGTTGTATTGGTGAGTGATGTTTTAGTGGCTCAGAATGCTTATGCAAGGGCATTGGTTGAGCGTGGTGAAGATGGTGGTTTGTCTTCATCTGAAGCGTATTTGCTTTACAAATCTATGTTGTCTGACCAAATTGCTTTGGAAGGTACTCGCTACCCTGAAAATCAGGAGTTTGTTGCGGTATGAGCCAAGCAATTCAAACCTATTCAATTAGTGCGCCTGGATTTTTTGGACTCAATACTCAAGACTCGCCTCTTGATTTGAATGCTGGGTTTGCTTTGGTTGCGACAAACTGCATCATTGACCAGTATGGTCGCATTGGTTCACGCAAAGGTTACTCAAGAGTCAATTCTTCTTCTGGAACTCTTGGTGCAAATGATGTAAAAGTCATTCATGAGTTAGTGCAAGCTGATGGTACTTTGACTGTTCTATTTGCTGGCAACAACAAATTATTTAAACTTGACGGGTCTAATGCTGTTGTTGAGTTGACTTATGGTGGCGGTGGTACTGCACCAACAATCACAGCAAGCAATTGGCAAGCAGCGTCTTTAAACAATATCACATACTTCTTTCAGTCAGGCTTTAACCCACTTATCTATGACCCTGCTATCAGCACTACAACATTTCGTAGAGTGTCGGAGAAGTCGGGGTATGTAGGTACTGTGCCTGATGCCAACATTGCAATTTCTGCTTTTGGTAGATTGTGGGTAGCAACTACAACAGCAAATAACTCTACTGTCTTTTTCTCTGACTTGATTGCTGGTCATGTCTGGTCAACAGGTACATCAGGTTCTTTGAATGTAGACCGTGTGTGGGTCAATGGTGCTGATGAGATTACAGGACTTGCTGCACACAATGGCTTTCTGTTCATCTTTGGTAAGCGTCAGATTCTGATTTATCAAAATGCAACTACACCAGCTTCAATGCAGTTGAGTGATACTGTGGAGGGCATTGGTTGTATTGCAAGGGATAGCATTCAGACAACCAGCACTGATGTTCTGTTCTTGTCTAATTCTGGTGTCAGATCGTTGATGCGAACAATTCAAGAGAAGTCTGCACCAGAACGAGACTTGTCTAAGAACATTCGCAATGATTTGATGGGAACTATAGCTGGTGAAACACTAGCAAACATCAAGTCTATTTATTCTGAAAGAGAAGCGTTTTACCTGTTGGTCACTCCAACCATTGATACAACTTGGTGTTTTGATACCAAAGCATATCTACCTGATGGCTCTGCAAGGGTTACCGTATGGGACTCAATCACGCCTAAGTCGTTTTTATTTCGCAGGGATGGTACGCTTTACATAGGTCAGAACGGGTATATAGGCTTGTATGGAACTTTCCAAGATCATGCAACTGCTTACAGGATGCTGTACTACACAAACCATGCTGACCTTGGTGACCAGAATGTAACTTCTATTTTAAAGAAATTGTCTACTGTCGTTATTGGTGGAACAAATCAAGACGTTACGTTTAAGTGGGGATTTGATTTCAAAACAAATTACTTGTCTCAAAACACGACAATTCCAGAGCAAGATGTTTACTACTATGGCATTGCCGAGTATGGTGCAAATGCAACAGTTATTGCGTATTATTCTGATGGTGTTGCATTACAGACATTGACAGTTGCAGCGTCTGGATCGGGCAAAGTTGTGCAAACGGGTTATGAATCTGACATTGACGGTTCTGCATTGTCTATTCAGAAGATTGAAATTCAAGCCAAAACTGGCAAGATGAGTTAAAGGAAGAAAATGACTAATTACACAAAATCAACCAACTTTGCAACCAAAGATGCTTTGGCTTCTGGCAATGCCTTGAAGATTGTCAAAGGCACTGAGATTGATACTGAATTCAATAACATTGCTACTGCTGTTGCAACTAAGGCAGATTCTGCATCTCCTACCTTTACTGGTACGGTGACAATTTCTACATTGGCTGTTACTGGTACATCAACACTAACAGGTGTAGCAACCTTAACTTCTCAACCAATTTTATCTAGCCTAACAGCTTCTAAGCCTGTATTTACAGACGCATCTAAGGGTTTGGTGTCTACAGGTGTTTTGGGATCAGATCAAGGCGGTACAGGGGTCGCAAACAATGCGGCAATGACTGTCACAGGTTCTGGAAACTTTGCTTACACTCGAACCCTAACAGGAACAACAAACGTCACTTTACCTACAACTGGTACTTTGGCTACGCTTGCAGGAACAGAGACTTTTACCAACAAAACACTTACTAGTCCAACTATTAATAGTCCATCAATTTCTAGTCCTACAATAAGTGGAACACCTGTGATGAGTGCCAGTGTTCTTACTCTTGAAACAACGGTTGCATCTACATCAGGAACATCTATTAGCTTTACTAGTATTCCGTCTTGGGTAAAGCGTATTACAGTGATGTTTAGCGGTGTATCAACAAATGGGGCAAGTCCTGTTCAAATACAAATTGGCAATGGTTCTTTTGTTACTTCAGGATATGCTTGTATTGCTTCAGGATTTTCTGGTTCAGGTGCTACAACTTTAGGTTTTTCATCTGGAATTGTTACGGGGGATTCAGGCGCGGCTACTTTCATTAGAAGTGGGAAATTTTGTCTTGCTACTCTTGGGGGTAATATTTGGGTTGCTGATGGCGGGTTAGCATTGTCAGGTCTTGGTAAACACATAGCTTCTGGTGGATTGACTCTTGGTGGTACTCTTGATAGATTACGGGTCACTACAGTCAATGGCACTGATACCTTTGATGCTGGCAATATAAATATTATTTACGAATAAAAAACAACATGAATCAAGCTGAAATTATTCATCATTTTTCTGATGGTTTGTATGCCAAGGAGTCAATGTTCCCTGCTGGAATGTCTATCCTAAAACATACCCATAACTTCAGCCATTTGTCGATATTGGCTATGGGTAAGGTGGTGGTGTTAAAGGGCGAGGAACTTGAGATTGTTGAAGCTCCTGCTTGCATTGAAATTAAGGCTGGCTTGACGCATGGCGTTAAGGCAATAACAGATTGTGTTTGGTTTTGTATTCATGCTACTGACGAGAAAGACCCGTCTAAGGTAGATGAAATTTTGATTAAGGGAGATTGATATGCCTTGGAGTTTTATAGTTCCAGCCGCCGCTTCACTTATAGGCGGCAAAATGCAAGGCGACTCCGCAAGAGATGCGGCTCGCACTTCAGCCGATGCTCAAGTACGGGCAGCACAAATTGCAGCAGATGCGGCAAGGTTTCGTCCTGTTGGCATCACTACCAGATACGGTACATCTAACTTTCAGACTGATGCACAAGGTAATGTAATTGGGGCTGGTTACGATGTCAGTCCTGAGTTAAGGGCTTACCAAGACCGTCTACAGGCTCTTACAGGCGGTGCATTGACTCAGGCTGAGATGGCGCAGCAACAATACGCCCCGCTTCAGCAAAGCGCACAAGGACTGTTTGGCTTAGGTCAACAGTATCTGCAACAGACTCCTCAACAGGTTGCGGCTCAATATATGCAACAGCAACAGGACTTGCTTGCTCCTAGCCGTGAACGATCAATGGCTCAATTGCAGAATCAGTTGTATCAGCAGGGTCGTGGTGGTTTGTCTGTTGGTGCTACAGGTATGCGTCCTAGCGGTGCGGCTGGCTTTGGTGCTGCCTCTCCTGAGATGGAAGCGTACTACAACGCTATGGCTCAACAAGATGCTCAGTTGGCTGCTAATGCTCAATCTGAGGGACAAAGAAATGTTGCGTTTGGTGCTGGACTGCTTGGTAGTGGTTCTCAGTTGATGAGTCAGTATCAAGCTGGTCAAGTAGGTGCATTGAACCCGTTTACAACGTATTTGGGCGGTGGACAGGCAATTGAGCAGATGGGACAACAACCTTTGACCTTGGGTGCTGGCTTGGGTGGTCAAGCGGCTGCTTATGGTGCTAATGTTGGCAAATCATTGCTTGAAGGTGGTATGGGTGCGGCATTGACTCAACAACAAGCTAATGCCTATAACCCATTTGCTTCTGCTCTAAGTGGTCTTTCAAACAATCAGAGCTTTCAACAAGGTTTAGAAAAATATTTTACGCCATCGCCTACTGATTTTGGCGCATGGAGTGGTGGAGCAGTAGATTCATCTAAAGTTGGTTATAACCCTGCTTCTTTTAACTATTAAGAGGAAAAAATCATGGCAGCTCAATCATATGGTTATGGTGGTAATGGGTTATTTGGACAACCTAGTTTTGGTGACTACAGCGGGTTATCTGGAGGAGTGCCTGTTCCAATGACTCCAGAAGAAATCCAATATCAATTATCAAAACAAGACCTACAAGATTATGAAAATTTATATGCAAATAAATATGAATCACCAGAGAGTTCTGCTTTTAACGTAAATGTAAATAGCCGTCAAGGTTATTCTAATAATATACCAATGAATCCATATATTTATCCAATGCCTAACTCATCTGTATCTGATGCTGTAAATATGTCACAACAACAAGCAACTCCTGTTTCACTGATGACTACAGTTGACGCAATGGATGTTAGAGATGATCAAGTAGATACGTCTTCTAATGTTGCTCCCTCACAAACAGCATTACCAGTAAATACAGGTTATTCAGGCACTAGATTAGTGTCTGATAGTCCAATTGTTTCAGGAGTATTTCCTGAAGTAGAAGCCATGCAACGTGCTTTGTACCAACAAAAGCAAAATGAAGCAATGCAAGCACAGGCATATCAATTTGCACGGCTATCTCCCATGGAACGGGCGCAATACAGCCTGTATATGGGTGGTCAACAGTTGGGTGGTGCTATTGGCGGTGCTTTGGGTGGTAAAGACCCGCAGTTGCAGATGATTGCTCAACGTCAACAAATGCTTGGCATGATTGACCCAAACAAGCCAGAGACTTATGGCAGAGCAATTCAATATGCCTTGCAAACTGGCGATAGCAATACTGCACAGATTCTTAATAATGAGATGAAGAATGCTCAGGTGAGGAAGACTGAGAATCTTCAGTTAGGGTTGCAGAAATTGGCTCAAACTCTTTACAAGCCTGATGGTTCTATTGATGAAAATGTATACGCTACATTGCAAAGTTATGGAGCAGTTGGGCAAGCAGTTATTGACCAGCAAGCCAAAGGATTCCAAGGCTTACAAACTCAAAAGGCTCAATCACTTGGAAGACAATTGTTTAATAAAGATGGAAGTCGTAATAAAGAAGTTGAAAAACAACTTAGCGCAACTCCTGAAGGTCTTGCAATCCTTAAACAATTTGCTCCAGAAACCAAGGTGTTTAAGCGTGGTGACATAATTACTGAGATAAATCCTGTCACTGGAGACTATAAAATAGTTACCCCTACAGGATTAAGAACAGTTCCTGCTGGTGCTAATCCAATCAAGGCAATGATTGATAACAAAGCAATTGATCCAACAGTCAATGCTTTTGCTCAAGAAATTGCAAATCAATGGGATAACCTTGACGATAAAGATCGATCAGATGCCCTTGAAAGTTTGACTAAAGTAAATAATCAGGCTTTAGATAGAAACCAGAAAAAAGCTGAAGCTGATGTTGGTGGTTCGGATAAAGTTCAATCAAGCAAAGTTACGCCTGATGGGACAACCATTGTTGTTATGAAAAATGGAACAACTAGGGTTATAAGTGCAGAGGGAACTGAACTTAAAGGTAAGGAAAGATCAGCCGCAATCAGAGCCTCAGAAGAGTTTGGGGCAGAAACCCAAGGCAGTAGAGCGCAAGCTAGAGGTGTTGGAGAGTTAAGTGCTAAACAAGTTGGTCAAGCCTTTGCAGAAGTTGGCAGGATCAAGAAGAACATTGGAAACATTGATGAGGCTATTGCCGCAATTGATGCTGGTGCAAATACAGGCGTAATTGCAAGTAGGTTTCCAAACATAACAGCGGCATCAATACAGCTTGCAAATGTAAGACAGCAATTGGGTCTTGATGTGATTGGTTCAGTTACCTTTGGTGCTTTGTCTGAGGGTGAATTAAACCTTGCATTAGATACAGCATTGCCAACTGGTTTAGCACCCAAAGACCTTAGAGTCTATTTGGTAAACAAGAAAAATGCTCAGACAAAACTTGCTGGCTATTTGTCTAAACAAGCCACTTATTTATCAAAGTCGGGCAACTCATTGGCTGGTTGGTTGGAAAAAGTAGACAACGAAGCAAATGTAGCGCAACCAGAAATTCCTGCTGGAGTTACTGTTAAAAGGAAAAATTGACATGGATAAATTCACTTATGAAATTAACATCCCCAACAGCGGAACTTATGAGGTTGAGTCAGATCGTGAGTTGACAGATGCACAGGCATATAAGTATGCCTTGCAACAGGCAGGACAAACAACTACTACATCCCCTGCACCTCCTGTTAAAGAAGATACATCTCCTATGTTTAGTGCATTTAAACGAGGTCTTGATATTACTTCAAGGGCAGTTCTTCCTACAGCAGTTGGTGCTAGTACTGGTGGTTACTTTGGTGGTGCGCCGGGTGCTTTACTTGGAAGCGTATTAGTTCCTGCTGCTGATGTAGTTGGTAGCGTTGCTAATCTTGCAATGTCTCCATTTACAGATTACAGATTGATGCCAACCTCTCAAGGTGTTCAGAACTTAATGACAAGGGCTGGTTTTACTGCTCCTCCAGAAGAACAAACAGCACCTGAAAGAGTTGCTAGTATTGGTCTTGAAACCATGACAGGTGTTGGAAAACAACTTCCAGCATTAGCAAATTTGGCTACTACGGCAGGAACACAAGCTGGTAGAGAGTTGGCTGGTAGGTTAGCAACAGAGCCAGTAACTCAAGCAGTTGTAGCACCAACAGCATCAATGGCTGGTCAAGGTGTTTATGAACTGACAAACAATCCAATTGCGTCTTTTTTAACAACATTAGGAACATCACTTTTAGGTATAAAAAGACCTAAGACACAGCAAGCAGTGTCAGAAGATGCAATGGGAAAGATTGCTCAACAAAGATATGACGCTTTAGATAAAATGGGTTTTAAATTTAAAACACCTGAATTTGTTGCTGATATGAAAAATGTCACGGCAGATTTAAGGGCTGAAGGATATACGTCAACAGGATTTCCAAAAATCGCTGGTGCAGTAAATGAATTAACAAGTTCAACTCAACCTAAAGATTGGACTGAGTTGCAAGCCTTGAGAAAAATCATTCGTGGGGCTCAAAAAAGTATAGACCCTGACGAAAAAAGATTGGGTTCTATCTTGTTAGATGGGTTTGATAACTACTTAATGAAAGTTGATCAGACAAAAATTGAGGTAGGTGACTCAAAAGTTTTGAGTAAAACTTGGGCTGAAGCTAGAGATGCTTATTCCAAGATGAAAAAGTCTGAAATCTTCACAGATATGCTTGAGGAAGCAAAATTAGATAAGAGTAAATTCACTCAATCTGGTGCTGAGAATTCAATGGCAACACAGTTAAGACAACTCGCCAAGAATGACAAAAGAATGGCAATGTTTACATCAGAAGAAAGAGATGCAATTAGGAAGGCGGCTGAAGGAGATAACGCTCAATATCTCTTAAAGTTCTTTGGTAAATTTGCACCTACTGGCGTAATTACTGGCGGTGTTACTGGTGGAATAACTTACCATGACCCATTTACAGGTGCTGTTATAGCCGCAGCAACATTGGCGGCAAAAGCTGGTGCTACCAAATACAGAATGGGTACTATTGAGGATTTAGCAAATCAAATGCGAACTGGTAGTAAGCCTGTGGTTACTGGTGGTGCAACAAGAGTTTTGCCAGCATTAGGAACTCAAGCTGTTATTCAGTCTCCTAGTCTTTTCAATCAAATGCCAGCAATTGACATTTTGCGTGAGCGAAGAATAAGAGAGATGCAACAAAGCCCTACAGCCAGAGGCTTGTTTTCAACCCAATAGGAGACTGAAATTGATCCAATCACGTTATGCCTCATGGCGGCTGGTCTGGTCAAACAGATTCAAGCTGGTTGCGAACTCTACAAGCAAGCTAAAGAATCTTTTGTTGAGATTAAAGCCACTGC